CGTCATCGAGGGGAGTACGACCCGTCCAAGCTGGCAGAGATCAAGTCTGTCGGTGGTAGCGAGATGTATCCAAAGCTGACCACAACCAAGAACCGCGCCCTGGCGTCGTGGATTGCAGATATTCTGATGCCATCGCAAGGCATGCCGTGGGGTCTTGATCCAACGCCGGTCAGCGATATTCCCCTGGAGTACCTGCAGGCGTTCCTGGGCAAGATGCAGCAGGAAGATCCGGAGATTACCGAGGACGTGGCGCGCAAGAAGATCCTGGCGATGGTCAAAGAGCTGTCTGATAAGGCGGCTAAGAAGCACGAAGACCTGATCGAGGATCAACTAGCCGAGGGGGGCTGGAACGAAGCGCTCGAGGACTTTATCGAGGATTTCTCCGTTTACCCTGCCGCATTCATGAAGGGGCCGATCCTGCACAAAGTGGTCGAGCTCGCATGGCAAGAGGGCTGGGTCCCGGTACAGGTCGAAGAGATCAAGCCAACATTCAAGCGGGTCAGCCCGTTCGATATATACCCAGCAGCTGACTCCTCTGGAACGCAGGACGGTAGCTTCCTGATCGAGCGTGAGCGTTTTACCCGTCGGGATCTCAACCATATGATTGGGATCAAGGGCAGTAATGAAGATGAGATCCGCGGCGTACTACGCGACCATGGCAATGGGGGTCTGCGCAGCTGGCAGGCAATCGACCAGCAGCGCGCTGAACTCGAAGACCGTCCAAACGAGATGATGTACCGATCCGAACAAATTGAAGGGCTCCTGTACTGGGGCTCCGCTCAAGGGCTGATGCTGCTCAACTGGGGCATGAACCCTGACCAGATACCGGACCCGCTGGCTGAATACGACATCGAGGCCATTCTGATCGGGCAGTACGTTGTCCGCGCGGTCATCAACCAGAATCCTATGGGCGCGCGCCCTTATGGCAAGGCCAGCTTTCAGAAGGTGCCAGGCTCGTTCTGGGGCAAGGCAGTCGCCGAGCTGATGGATGATATTCAGGATATGTGCTGCTCGGTTGCCCGCGCGCAAGCCAACAACATGGCATTCGCTTCCGGTCCGCAGGTAGAGGTCAACGTCGACCGCCTCGCGCCCGGTGAAGATCCAAACGAGATGTACCCGCTGAAGCGGTGGAGAACAAAGTCGGACAAGCTGAGCACTAGTGCACAGACGCCAGCTATCAGGTTCTTCCAGCCCGACAGCAGAGCGGCAGAGCTGAACGGGGTCTACGACGCATGGGAGCGCCGGGCAGACGATGCAACCAACATTCCCCGGTACACCTACGGAAACGAGCGGGTAGGCGGCGCAGGCAACACGATGGGCGGCCTAGCCATGCTGATGGAGTCGGCGAATAAGGGTATCAAGAACGCTATCCGCCATATTGACCGGGGCCTGGTGCGCCCAATGGTCAGCGCGATGTGGCTGCATAACATGATGTACAGCGAAGACAATGCGATCAAAGGTGACTGCAAGGTGGTGCCCAAGGGTGCCAGTGCCATGCTGATCCGCGAGCAAGTACAAGAGGCCCGCAATCAGTTCCTCGCTGTGTCGGGCAACGAGATCGACATGCAGATCATGGGCATCAAGGGGCGAGCCAAGCTACTGCGTTCAGTCGCCGAGCGACTGGATATGCCTGACCTGATACCAGATGACGATGAGATCGAGTCCCGCCAGGACGAGCAGCAGCAGGCAGCCCAGGCCGAGCAGGAGGAGGCCAAGCAGATGCACGAACAAATGATGGCCGTGGAGCAAGGGAAGGATCAAGCCAAGCTGCAGGGCGAGGAGCAGAAACGCCAGATCGACGGCATGAAGGCACAGACAGACGCGCTACTCAAGCAGCTGCAGGGCGGCAAGGTGCAAGCGGAGACCCGGCAGATCCTAATTGATATCCAAGAAACCCTGAACAATATGAGGCAAGGCAATGCAAATGACGGAACAGCAAGCCCGAGCCCTAGCCCGGCTGCGCAGCAACCCGGACTTCTTGGTAATGCAGAAAATCTTGGAAGATAAGCATATCGATGCGATAAGCGCATTAAAGGTCGAGATTGCAGACGTATCGTTGTATCGTAACCAGGGAAGGATCCAGGCGCTCGATGACATTACCGAGCTCCTGGAGGCAGCAGTAGTAGAGGCCCGCAGGTATTCATAAAAAAGCTACCACTGGTAGTTTTCTTATGGGCACCACTCCCTTTAGGTCGGCCAGCCGAGGGAATCCGCGCCCAGTGAACCCCGTGAATAATCACGGCTCACCTAATGAAACGTCGAGACGACGTATCGGAGAAATGCAATGTCACTACCCCGCCATGTGCAGGATCAAATCGATCGTGCCAACCAGGTGCAGCAGGAGCTGAACGCTCCTGTAGAAACCCCGACGAACCCTGTCGACGAGACAGCTCTGACGGGTAAGCCTGTTGTTGAGCCAATCGAGAAACCTGCAGCGCAACCCGCAGAACAAACACCGGCAACTGACCTGCTGGACGGAAAGCCCGCCTCCTACTGGAAGCACCGCTTTGATGTCCTGCAAGGAAAGTACAACGCCGAGGTTCCTGCACTGCGTAAAGACCTCACCGAAATGCAAAAGCAGATCAAAACAGCTGCGATACCGGACGGTACTGCCGTCAACCGGGCGCAAACAGCTGTGTCTGATCTCACCCCGGAGGAGATCGAAGAGTTTGGACCTGAATTGGTCGACATGATCAGGCGTGTCGCCGGCAACGTGGCAATGCAGTCCCAGCCACAACAGCCGGACGGTATGCAAGAGATGCTCGATCGCATGAAGGCCCAGGACGAAGATCGCCGCCAGGATGTCGAGGCAACCTTTTGGTCGCGCCTTGAGCAAGCAGTCCCGCGGTTTCGGGAAATCAATTCAGATCCGGCGTTTCACGCCTATCTGTCTGAGGTCGAGCCCCTTAGCGGGTCAACACGGCAGAACCTTCTGCTCAGCGCGCAGGAGGACCTCAACGCCGCGCGAGTCATTGCAGTGTTCAACAACTTCGGCACGCCGAAGCAACAGCCCGCAGCACGTCAGATCCCTGGAGAATTGATCGCCCCGCGGTCAACCGGGGGTGGCGGCGGCGAAACATGGCCGAAGGATGAAGGAAAGATCTGGACGCCGGCTGCTATTACACAGTTCTACCGCGAAAAAACTGATGGCCGGATAACTGGCGATCAGGCTAAACAAACTGAAGCCGACATCTTTGCCGCTCAAAACGAGGGCAGGGTTCGGCACGATCCCAAGGGTCGGTAATTATATCGCCGTGAGGCGACAAGGAGTTTCACATGGCTGGTCCAACACGCGCCTCTGGCGTTGCATCCTACGGTAGCGCTTCCGCTTCCGGGTTTATTCCCGAGATCTGGTCGGGCAAATTGGTCGAAAAGCTGTATGCCTCGACCTGCTTTGGTGAGATCGCAAACACCAATTATGAGGGCGAGATCTCGAATAAGGGTGACACCGTCCAGATCCGTACCGTTCCTTCCATCACTATCCGCGATTACGAGATCGGCGGCGGTTTGACGTATGAGAAGCCGGTATCCGACAAGGTCGAGCTGCATATCGATAAGGCGAAGTATTTTGCCTTTGAAGTCAACGACATCGAGAAATATCAGGCTGATATCAAGCTGATGGATGAATTCTCGAATGACGGCGGCCAGCAGATGAAGATCGCCATTGAGATCGGCACTTTTGCTGTCCATTATGCCGATGCTGCTGATGAAAATGCGGGCGCTACTGCGGGCGTCAAGACCGAATCGTACAACCTGGGCGTAGCCGGTGCGCCTATCGCTATAACCAAGGCGAACATTTTGGACGTCCTGGTCGATTGCGGCTCTGTTCTGGACGAACAGAATGTGCCCGATACCGAAAGATGGGTGATCCTGCCCGCATGGATGAACGGCATGCTGAAGAAGTCGGACCTGCGTGACGCCAGCATCATGGGCGACACCACCAGCATCTTCCGTAACGGCAAGGTCGGTATGCTTGACCGCTTCATGGTCTACATCAGCAACAACCTCAAGGATGTGACTGACGGCAGCGACAAGGTCACTAACGTGATGTTTGGCCACAAGAAGGCGCTGACATTCGCAAGCCAGATGACGCAGATGGAAGACCTGAAGAACCCGACTGACTTCGGTCAACTGGTTCGAGGTCTGAACGTCTACGGCTCCAAGGTCATCGACCCCAAGGCAATGGGCCACTTGTACGCTAAGCGCGGCTAAGCTGCACTGAAAGGGGCTCTACGGAGCCCCTTTCTTCATTCGGAGAACAATCATGACTGAAGCAAAATTAAGCATTGAAGCTCTTATCTCCCAGGTACGGAACGCGAAGAGCAAAGATACGCTTGAGGCCCTTGTACTAACAGAGCTGGGCATCGATATCGACAAGCGCCTGCCAATGAAAGATCTACAGGCCGAAGTGCTTGCAGGACTTGGCGCTGACGCAGAGCCTGCCGCACCTGTAGCTCAGCCAGAGGCCCCTGTTGCTGCTGTCGCGAGTATTGAAGGCGAGATCACACCAGAGCTGCCCGAGCTGGGCGATGAGCAAGAGCAGGCCCCCAAGCCCCAAACGCGACTCATCCAGAATACGGTATCGGGCCGAGTCCTCGTCTGGACCCCCGAGCTGCAAAAACTCTCGTACATGAAAGAGGTTTAAGTCATGGCCGCGACGACAGTCGGAGAGGTTGTCCGCAGGGTGAAGCTAATCCTGCAGGAGGTGAGCGCCGAGGGCATTCGCTGGAACAACAGCGAGCTCCTGGGATGGGTGAACGAGTCATACCAGGCGATCGTGTCCGCCGTACCTGACGCCGGATCCGTGACAGAGACTGTTGCGTGCGTATCAGGCACGCGGCAATCCATTCCTGCTGCCGGTGACAGGCTTTTGGATGTAATTCGCAACCTTTCCACCGGTATGGCGGTCATTGGCACCAGCATGCACGCCTTGGACGCAACGCGGCGCCGATGGCACTCGGAACCTAAAACGAACGAAATTGAGCACTTCATGTTTGATGAGCGAGACCCTCGGTCGTTTTACGTCTATCCGCCGGTAAATGCAGGAGTTGAGATAGAAATTATTTACTCGTCGGTCCCGGTGGGTCATGAGATGTCCAACCTAGAAGCTGTAAAGAATGACGTCATTCTGCTGTCTGACCGTTACGCTCCCGCGATTGTCGACTACGTCCTTATGCGGGCGTACACGAAGGATGCAGAGCACTCGCAGAACATCAACCGCGCTCAACTGCACGCCAACAACTTCAATTCTCAGGTCGGCCTGAAAGTCCAAGGCGACATGATCAAAAGCCCTAACGCGCCTAAGATGTCCGAAATGCTAGGCCGCACGCAGTGAAATATGACATCGATCTAGGGCTGAATGCTCAGCGCGCCGGGGAATCCAGCCAGAACAATAAAGTGAGGGCCTCGCGATGAACCTGGCGCAAATTACCGAGCAGATACTGGTCGAGGTTCCTACCTGTCCTCGCGGCGCAGTATACGATGCTCTGCGATGGTCTCAGCGCGAGCTTTGCACGCATGGACTTGCCTGGGTGGTCGACGATGACCTGGCTGTCTCCGGAGCAACTGGGCCGGAGCCTGAGGTCGATACTCCGCCAGACGCCGAGGTCATCCTGGTCATGAAGCTGATCATGGATGGCGAAGAGCTCAAGGGTGGGCGCGACTACAAGATCAATGCTGTAGGTCGAGTGACCTTTCTGCGCACGATAACCGAGGGCCGGCTGTTTGGGCACCTATCCTGCCGACCAACTTACGGGCGCGACATGCCTGACTCATACCTTGCCCGCTGGGCGATGGAGGTCAAGCACGGCGCGCTGCAGTACCTGTATGCGCTCCCTCAGCCGTGGGGAAACCTGCAGCTGAGTGAGTTCTATCGAGCCATGTTCTCCGACGACCAAACCAATTGCAGGTCACTGTACTGGAACGGTCATCAGGCTGGCAGCGTCAGAATGCGCGTCCCGCGCTTCTAAGTTCTACACATAACCTGCCCGGGAGGGCCGTTCAATGTCTGCATTTTCTGATTTTCTGGAAGACTCACTTGTCAGCGCAACCTTGCGCGGCACCACATACACGGGCGCAGGCGTCTTTGTTGCCCTTTTTACCTCAAACCCAACCGATGCAGGTACAGGTACTGAGCTGTCCGATAGCGCTTATGTCCGCCAGCGCGCACACGGCACTGTCGTGAGCGATGGTTTTACTGCCCCCAGCAATGGGTCGGCCAGTAACGCGCGCAACCTCGTTTTCCCGCCTATTGCTGACGCTCAGGTGATAGTGACCCATTGGGCAATTTTCGATGCTCAAAACTCGGGCAACATGCTCTACCACAACAGCCTGTTGAACCCGAAAACGCTTGATCCGACCGACGTTCTTTCGTTCCCGATCGGCTCGCTGATCGTCACGCTGGCGTAACTCTATGCTACTCGGCAGACAGTTATTTGGCAGCGCCATTGCTGCTGGCATCATCACCGTGTCGGGCTCCGCTTTGTGCGGGGCCTCGGTCACGGCCGATGCTATCCGGTACACGGTGGGCGCTGGCACCGTCTCGGCGGCTGCCTCAACCGTTTCTGCTGCGCAAAAAGCCGTGTTCGTTGGCGGACTTGCTATCGCGGTATCGGTAGCGTCTGGATCGGCTGTCGGGGAGTATTTTGCTGCAGCGGATGCAGCTGCTTATGCTGCTGGATCAGGGCAAGGCAAAGGCGAGTTCTTTGCGTCTGGTGATGCCGATGGTTTTGCTGTCGGCACTGGCGCGCTACTTCGCCGGTCGCGGGCTGGCGTTTCCGCCATTTTCTGCACGGCAAGCGCGGTCGGTACAGGCTACACATATCAGGTGGCGATTGGCGGCACTGCCCAGGCAAGGGCGCACGCCTTCGGCACGACTTACAACGTAGGAAAAGGCACAGCCCCATGTACGGCAGAGGCACAGGCTCAGGCTTATAAGATGGCGGGCGCCGAAGGCCTTGGTTTTGCCGATGCGCAAACCCGGGCCGACTCGAATCACACTGTCGGCATACGGGCTAGAGCTAACGCCTCAGCGACAGCCCTTGGCGATCTGGCAGTAACGCGAGACGGGGTAAGGTATTTCGGTCTGCGCGGCGAGGCGGTAGCGCAAGCCTTTGCCGTGATCGAGAAGATCGTGCTGTCTGGATCTGAAAGCGGCATCGGTGTTGCCAGAGCCTACGGATATGCAGCTTACGAGATCGGGGCGAAAGGATTAGGGGTAGCGACCTGCACAGCAAGCGCATGGGCGCAGGCAGCGGGGACGGAAGTCGATGCAGACCCTGCACCGGCTTTTGCTTTCGCGCAAGGGACGTGCCGCCATACAGCAGGCGGCGCTGGCATTGGTAATGCTGCGGCCACAGGCTACGCGGATGCGCTAGTGCGGCCTACGGGGGCAGATACAGTACCGGCTATTGCAGCGGCGCTGCTTTCCACTCCGCTGGCGAAGCGAGAAGCAGGCGGCGTGGCTGTCGGTAATGCTTTTGCGACAGGCTATGCAAACGCTCTGGCTCGGTCAACAGGGGTGGATACAGTACCGGCTATTGCAGCGGCGCTGCTTTCCACTCCGCTGGCGAAGCGAGAAGCAGGCGCAGCAGGCTCGGTAACAGCCCAAGCCATGCTTGATGCCGAGGCCTTGCGGACTATGCTGATATATGGCCAAGCCGTCGCAATCGCTATCGGCTCGCAAGCTAATCCACAAGTCAGTGTGATTGCTGCGGGCCTTGGCTCCGCATCTGCGCGGGCTTCAGCGCTCGCAATCAAAACCATCTTGTCAGCAGGCACTGCGGATGGCACGGCAACAGCGTCCGGCTTCTACCAGATCAACGACATCCAGAGAGCGCCGGGGAATCGGCTGCACATTATCCCGGTAATAGATCGGCGCCATGCGGTGCTGGATGAGCCGCGCACAGCGAGGGCCGCATGACGACTTTTACAAAACAGCCAAACGACGTTCTGGATTACGACGTGGTCATGGATGAATGGTTCGCCAGCATCCCCCAGGATGACATCGAGTCTGTCGTTATTACGGTGACGAGCGCTACCGAAGAGACCCCGGCTCTGGTCATTGGCCCGGCCCCTCACCCTGATCTTGTGCTGATGGGCGCTAACCCGACGCGATTTAAGCTATGGATCGGCGGCGGTACTGACTTCACTGACTACAAGGTGACCCTGCTTATCAAGACTGAGCAGGACCGCGAAAAAGAAACTGAAATCAAGATCAAGGTGCGTGACCGATGAGCTATGACAACTTTGTCCAGACGCGGATCTCGACACCGCTGAGCGACACCGCTACCGAAGTGACCCTATTGGCTGCGGAAAGCCCGTATCGTTTGCCGCCTGAAACGGCTGGCCGCGTCGTTATCACTGACAGCGTCGGGAGTCCTGGTGCCTTCGAGGTAATTTCTTACGCAAGTAGATCCGGCCTTGTGCTTAGCGGCGTGGTGCGCGGTCAGCTCGGCACGTCGGCGCAGGAGTGGATCGGAGCGGCATACCTGTTTCAGCCCCTTATGGCTGAAGACTACTTGGCTGGGGGTGCAGACTTAGCAAAGATTCGTAAAAAAGTAAAACTTTTACAGCTCGGTATTGGGTTCCTTTAGACGGCAATGTGCGATTGTAGTTAATATAGTAAATATCGTGTCAGGCAGTTATACGGCCTGGAAAATGTAAACAATTTTAGGGGTTTAATATGTCCACACCTGGATCATTAGAAACACAGATAACCGCCTTACAAAACCGCATTAACGAAGTTACTGTAGATGCCACAGCAGATGACTTAATACTCATTTCAAAAGCCGTAGAGGCCATTGCAGGTAGAGCAACTGTATTTGATGTACGCAACGAAGGTGATAGTCAGCGTCAACAAATTACTGCGTTGGTTGATACACTGGTGGCAAGCATTAACACTGTAAAAAATGAAGGGGTTGCGAGCATTGAAACAGCAGGCCAAAACTCTCTAACCGAAATTATTGCAACCGGTTTAACAGTACAAAACATTCACTCAGCAGTCCTAAGCCTTTAAGGGGTAAATCATGGCTAAATCAAATCTCGCAGTATTTGCAAAAGACAACAAGACTTCAAGCGCAGTGGTCACAGTTGCTTACTCCGTTTCAGGTGTAAACAGTGTCTCTGACATGACACCCCAAAATACTCAGTTGTTGATGGCAGCGGGTACAGAAGGCGCTTTGCTAACACAATTGAAAGCTATGTCACTAGGGACTATAACAGCAACCCAGGCTGCAATTTTTGTTCGTAAGTCAACAGATGCAGCAAATATACGTAAATTGTTAAGCACTGTGCTTATGAGTGCTCAATCAGTCTCTGCTACTACAAAAGTTTCAGAATACGAGTTTACTATTGCTTCGCAAAGTAGCCCACTTCGTTTAGAAGCGGGTGATGAGCTTTACTTCGGTACTGCAATTGCCCAAAGCGCCGGAGTCATTGCACACGCCGCTTACTCAGACTTTTAGGAAGTATTATTATGCCGAGCAGCTATGATGTACACCTTGGACCTAATGTTGGGGGAGCCCTTCCGGGGCTTCCTGAGCGAAAAACTCATGTAATGTTGGATAACCCGCAAAAAGTAAACGTGTATTCAACAGCGTCAACGGCATTCTTAAACGAGATGCCTGGAACTGAGCGGTATATGCCTTATCAACATTCCACTTTAACCGGTGTTATGCGATTAAACTGTGAAGGCGAGCATTATTTGATAATGGGTAAAGCAGGCACAAGTACCGAAGTTGCCTCTGTGTGGGAGTGGAAAGACGGACTGTTTACAAAAAAAATAGGTGCTACTGCAGCTCTTACGGGGCATAACTTTTTCAGTGTAACCAACATGATCCCGTTGGAAGATGGTTATTTTTTAATGGCATACAGTAATTATGTAGAGAGATACCGTTACGCTGTAGCCACAAACACGTTGCAATACGTGGATAGGCTTATCTTCTTTTCTGGTGTTGGTGAGCAGTTCCTTATGGACAATGGCAGTACCTTTTATTCTGTCTACACAAAAAGTACGAACTTAAATAATAATATTCAGTTTGTTGTTTACGACGATTACAGTTTCGACATTGTCATGTTTGGGTACATAGACAATAGTGATGGTATAGCTGCCATTGTGGCTTTGCGTTACGATTCTATGGGTGTTTATTTAGGCGCTAAAAAAGCCGCAGATGTTACAGAAGGTCCATACTCTACTGTATTCGATCTTGAGCTTTTCGCTCATAGAACTGGGGATCAAATTTACATTGCGTACATAAACAGGACATCTGCAGCAGCAAGTAGGGTTGGCTGTTGGCACACAGACACTGACTATTCTTTCCAACGCCAAATTGTGTATAGAACTAGTACGGGTGCTCCAACACAAGCGGAGTTTTTTGTTAATTCTGATTTTATATTTTTTGCTGTTGGTATAGCAGCCAACACTCACTTAGACGTGAACTCATCTTTCTTTATTAAGCTAGAGAAAGAAGGTGTTCAGCCTGTTTATCAGAACGGCGAAGGAACACCAGTAGATGGATTTTTTGGTGGAAGCCATACCGAAGCTGTGAACTTTTACCGTTACTGGGTTGGTCTCTCCCAATACGTGCCTTATGCCAATATTTATTTAACGACAGGAGCATCAAGTGTTAAGTCTACCCGCATTGAGTTAGGAGCCGGTGTAATAACAGGTAGGGACGCTGATCTAATTCCCAATGTGGCTATAAACGACAATGGCCGTTACTTAGGCTGGTTTAATTTTGAAACGCAGTCTATTGGTGAAGGTTTTTTCAAAACGCAGTTTGTAGAACTAGCATACATGAACGAAATTAGTAGTGTAACAGCGTCTGCCGGATTGAAATCTTTTGAAGGTCACTACCCATTGGGTAACGGTAAATGGCTTGTTAAGTACATTAAAAATGGTATCACTACTTCTTTAGATTACTTCTCTATTTACGAGGAAGCCTAATGCAAAAGTTAGTTAATCTCAGTAGCTTGGTTGTTGAAGATGGTAACGTTCCTTTGTTTTTTCGTGGACTCGAAGAAGAGTCAATGGAAGACTTGTCGTGGACTGACCCTGCACTAGGCTATCAAGGTAAAGGCTTTTGGCCAACAGTGGATGAGTACCCTTCACTTGATGAAGGGTTTCGTTATGGTGTATCAGACACAGTGGTTGATGGCGATAATAAAAAAGTTATACAACGATGGACAGTGGAAGAGATACCGCAAGACGAGTTACGGGAGTTGGAACTGGAAACTCAGGTAAGTAAACGGGAAAAAATGGTGGTCACAACGCGTCAAGCCAATCGAGCGCTGCTCCAAGCTGGCCTTCTAGCAGAAGTCCAGCCGGCCATAGACGCGCTATCAGAACCTGATCGGTCAATGGCAGATATTGAGTGGAATAAAAGCCAAGAGGTTGAGCGCAACCACCCATTCGTCTTGACGTTAGGCCAAGCTCTAGGGCTGACTGATGCGGAGCTAGATGATCTGTTTGTATTGGCGGCAACGCTATGACTTGTCGCGTCTAGCTTGCCTCGCGCAAAAATGATACCCGGCTGACTGCTCGCAATGGTGCGCTGCTGCACTGGGAATACCGGCTGCACGGATATACAGACCAGGCAACTTGCACGCGCTAGGCCTTTGGATTAAAGAGGCAAGCGGGAAATAGCAAGACAACCGTCGGGAGACGAATATGCTTGAGCAAAACGGTACGACCTATTTCACTCGCAAATCGCTGCATTGCAAGCATTGCGGCATGGTTCGCCTGGCTCCTGGCTTTACTGAGGCCCTGCTGGATCTGCGCGTGACCTTTGGCGAAGGAATGAGCCTCTCATCTGCATGCCGATGCGCCGCGCATAACAAGGCGATTGGCGGTCACCCTCGGAGCCTGCACGTCTGCGACTACCCGCATCACCCGACCGATGGCTGCTGCGCCGTAGACGTCAGGTGGCGCAGCTGGAGTAATGAGAAGAAGCTGCGCTTTGCACGACTAGCCTGGAGCAAGGGCTGGGCAGTTGGCCTGCATGACGGATTTTGCCACATTGACCGTCGAATTGCTGTCGGCATGGGCCAGGCGTGCTTCCTGTACGGGACATGGTCCTATCCGTTTGCTTCTGAAGAGGTGTCAGCATGAAGATCGCTCTGGCGGCATTCCGCGGCGAGATGCCCATCCTCGACGGCAGGCTGCTCCCTGAGACGGCTGCGCAGATTGCCCGCAACGTGTACCTGCGCAGAGGCACATTGAAGCCTGAGCGAGCTCCTGGCTCGTCTACTGGCATTCCATCGGTAGCATCGCCATCATCGCTGTACCGATACCCTGGCGGCAACAACGGGGAAGGCTTCTGGCTTGTCTGGGGTGGCGGAAAGCAAGTGCATGCAGTGAAGTCTGCCCTGGCTGACGACGCATTCAATCGCGTGTACTGGACGGGAGACGGCACTCCGAAGATGGGGGGGATCGCTGATCTGACGCAAGGCGCTGGCCCTTACCCCGGGCGCAGCTATCGGCTTGGCGTCCCGGCCCCGGCATCCGCTCCGTCCGTTGCACCGGCTCCCGACAGGACTGCAGAGGATACCCTGCCGCTGACCGCAGTCCAGACCTCGTATGTCGTTACCCTGATAAGCAAGTACGGCGAAGAAGGCCCGCCAAGCCTGCCCAGCACACAGATCAGCCGGTGGGATGGTGATGCAGCGGGCGGTGTGACAGTCTCATTGCCTGGCATCCCTGACGGGTATAACGCAATTGTCAGCAAGCGCATCTACCGCTCCGAGCTGTCCGGCGTATTTCAGTTTGTAGAAACGGTATCGGCAGGGCAGGGCAGCTTCAAGGACCTCTATCCCAGCGACAGCCTTGGCATCCAGGTGCCCAGTATTGGCTGGGACATGCCGGATGACAGAATGATCGGCCTGACCGAAATGCCGAGCGGCTTCCTGGCTGGGTACTTCAAGAATACGTTGTGCTTCTCTGAGGCGTTTCGTCCGCACGCTTGGCCGGTTGACTACCAGATGGCTTTCAGTGATGACATCGTGGGCATTGCCGCCGTTGCTGGAGGACTGGTGGTAACCACGACCGGCAAGCCACACATGATCTCTGGCAGCTCACCTGCAGCCATGTCAGACATGCAGCTCGACAGCGACCAGCCGTGCCTGGCAATCAGATCATTGGTCGACATGGGGCAGTACGCAATCTATGCGTCACCAAACGGCCTGGTGGCTGCTGGGGGCGGCGAGGCGACGGTTATTACCCGCGGCATGATCAGCAAGGAGCAGTGGCTCGCTCTGGATCCGGCATCGATCCACGGGTATCGCCATGAAGGAAGGTACTTGGCTTTTTACGCGGGAGGCTGCTTTTCTTTCACTCCCGGCGAGGGGTTTGAGTTCTACGACATTTCCGCAGCGGCGGGGTATTACGATATTTCTCGCGATAACCTGTATCTGATTCAGGGTAATAGCATCACCGTTTGGGGCGAGGGTAACCTGCTTGAGATGAGGTGGCGATCGAAGATCCATGAGCAGACCCTGGGAACTCCGTTCAGCTGCGCAAAGGTCAATGCAAAGGCTTACCCGGTAACCATGAGCATCTTTGTTGATGGGGATTTGCTATACACCCATGAAGCGCAGAGCAGAGCCTTGTTTAGGATACCCGTCACCGGCAACGACTCCCGAGAGTGGGAGATCGAAGTTCGTGGCACGAATGAGGTATCATCGGTACAGCTGGCATCTGCGCCAGTAGAGCTACTCTGACCTGCCGTGAGGCACTATGAACAATAGACGCAAGACGCTCCCGCCGTTGTCTGGAAAGGTTCCGGTGGAGATGAGGCCCCTCCTTGAGGCGATCAAGGAGATCCTTGAAACAGGCGAAGGGGTCCGTGGGGATTCTCTCGACCAGAAGATCACCTATCGCGATCTGCTTGAATCTGGCCTCGCTCGACTGCGACTGCCTGGCAATGGTACGGCTGGAGGCCTGCTACCGAACGATCCCCTGCCAAATCTTGCTGTCCCGCCAAGGCCATCCGAGTTCTATGCAGAAGGCAGTTTTTACGGGGTTGTCACGCTGACCTGGGAGATAGCGCGAAAGGTTTATAGCAACCACAATTTCACCAACATCTATCGCAACGATGTCGACAATTTTGCAAACGCCGTACTGATCGGGCGCGACGCCGGGTTTATGTACAACGACAAAACGCGAGACGACCTGGTGCCTGGGACCGAGGTCGGCTATTACTATTGGATCACTTACACGTCCGACTCAGACGTGGAAGGCCCGCCAAACTCGCCTGATGGAACCTATGCCATCCCTCTGCCTGACACCGGGCTTCTTCTTGAGCAGCTAACCAGGGAGATAAATGAATCTCATCTGGCTATAGAGCTGGCAACCAAGATCGACACCACGGCGCTCCTGGCGTTTACCGTTGAGACCGGTCTGACTAATGAAATTACGGTGCGCCAGGGGGCGAATGAGGCTCTGGCGCAGCAAATAACCACGGTGGCCGCCCGGGCTAATGAGACGGTTGCGGCTGTCAGCAGCGAGGCGACAGCGCGAGCCCAGGGAGATCAGGCTCTGGCGCAGCAAATAACCACGGTGGCCGCTCGGGTTAATGAGGCGGTTGCGGCCGTTAGCAGCGAAGCGACAGCGCGAGCCGAAGGAAATGAGGCTCTGGCCCAGCAAGTGACCACGGTTGCCACCCGCGTCGGAGAGAACGTGTCTGCTGTACAGCAGCAGCTTCAATCCATTAACGGACTATCAGCCCAGTACACCGTAAAGCTAGATGTCAATGGTTACGGTAGCGGTTTCGGCCAATTCAATGACGGCGCGACCAGCCAGTTTGCTGTTCTTGCAGACAGGTTTTTTATTGCGCGGCCAGGCGCACCAAACTCGGCGATTACTCCGTTCATTGTCGACGGCGGCACGGTCTACATCAACAATGCCGTCATCAAGAATGCGTCAATCCAGCAGGGCAAGCTGGGGCCGATCAGCTTCGGCAAGATTGTCGATTCAGCCGGCAACCCGGTCACCACGGTGCAGGGAAAGCTGAGAGCGGAAGCGATCGATGTCGAGAATATGACTGTGGCTAATGCGCTGAACGCGGAAACCCTGAGCGTAAGCGCGACAATTACAGTAGGACAAATTACTGGTGCAGGCTCTCTAGGGACAGTTGCGAGCCTAGTTAACGGCTGGGTCAAGCCAGGCCAAACCCTTATTGACGGAAACAAGATCTTCACAGGCGATGCCTATGTGGACACGCTGCAAATAAGAGGCAACGCGGTAACTATACCCTTATTTGCAACTGCACCTCTTAACAGCACACCTTTAACTCTAAATCAATATAAGAGAGTCACTAGCGTTTCTGGATTTTTCCCTTACCCTACTAATACAGTTTTCACTATAACTGTTTCTGCTCAAGCAAGTGGCTACGACACTAATGTTTTATTCCAAATTAGAGACGAGAATAACGCTTTAGTTGGAGCGGGAATGTCAAGCACAGGCGGATTTGGATGGATTACTCAGCATAGTTTCTCTTTTCAATCTTTGCTAGGGCCTGGCAATAGAACTTTCCATCTTGATTTAGGCGCGAGTCAACCCAAGAACAATACCAGCAGTTGGTCTGTTATGGGCGCTTCGCTTATTCTTCTTGGGGTACAAAGATAATGAATCATGTTATTTATAGCTCAAGTGGCGATATTATAAGAGTAATAAACTGTCCTGAATCAATGGTTTGGATGCAGGCCAAGGAAGGTGAGTTTCTACTAAGTGTAGAGGATTACGTTGACATTGACCGTAACTGGGTGAGCAGCGGCCGCTTAAAGAAAAAGGCTGAGTTCCCTTTCTTGCCAGACTTAATCGAGATTATTGCAAATCTTGAAGACGCGGCAATTATCCAAAATGTGCCTGCCGGTTGCGTTATTAACTGGTTTGATGGTTTGACAGAAATCTCAGACGGGAGTGATATTGAATTCTCAGTTGATCTGCCGGGCAAATACTGGCTAGTTATTTCATCCACGCCTTATTTGATAAAGGAGATAACAATTGAAGCGATCCCTGCAGCTTAACTCGGACAACCGACCTGCCAATGCAGAGCAAATCAAGCACTGGCGCGACACGCACGAACTATCTCCGGTGACTACCACTGTGGGCACTTTTCATACAGACACCTTATCGGTTGAGCAGCGCATGAAAGGAGCCATTGAGCAATTTGATGACCTGCCAACACTGAACCCGGATGGAACGCTGACGTGGAAATGCCCTGGTCCGGTTTACCATGACTTTACTAAAGAAGAGCTTCAGACCGGGTACACCGAACTGAAACACCTGGCGGCTATGCGTAGTGCAATTCTTCACGTTAAGGCTGAGGCATTTCAGCAGATGGCTATCCCGCCGACTCCGGCGCAGTTGGCTAACATTTCATTCTGGCTGCCATAGGAATCACCCATACACCGATCGTCTGGATTGAAACCATGTTTTCAGTCGAGCGGTGGTAAGCTGAGCATGTCATCATGTCATCATGTCGGGAGACAGAACGATGCCACGAAGTAACGAGTCCGAGTTTCTCACGGCGGTCCTGCAGGGCAATGGCGCTGCCATTGAATTCTGCCGCACCTTATTCAGAATCAGCCAGGCGCTTGACGACCTGATTGATCGCGACACCCCCATCTCCGATGCAAGAATATACCAAGCATTCTGGGAGGCGCTGATCGAGCTGCCTGCCAACCCTTTCTATCGCCATCACGAAATGACACTGCGCCCGCTTATGGCCAGCGCACTGCAGGACTGGTGGGATGCAACACGCCTCGAGCAAGCCGACAACGTACACGGCCGGACGCTGGCCTTTGTGCTGCGCGACATGCTGACGGGGGTAGTCGTTAGATGCGCCGGCCTGGTCGGTGGATTTGAGTGGATGCAAGAGAAATCCGTAGCCATCCGGCTGCACTTCCATGAAGACACTTTCGGACAATATCTTGAAGACTTGGAGGTTCAGTTATGAGCGGCGGCGGCAAAAAAGGCGACAACAAAATCAAAGACACACCTGAGCAGCGCTATGCCGCTCAGGTGGCAGCGGAGAAGTGGAACTTTGCACAAGAGACACTCGCTCCTCTCGAAAACGAATACATGGCCCGCGTGGATGACATGGGGTCAGAGGCCCGGTCCTCGTACATTCGCGGAGCTGCTAATCAGTCGACGATGGCTGGCCTGGGTAACGCTGAGGAGCAGATAGGCTCGCAGCTTGGGCAAGGGGGCGTTAACCCCAACAGCGGGCGGTGGCAGGGCACACAAGCTGACGCAGGTATGCAGCTCGCCACTCAAGGCGGCGAGACGATGGGCCGCGGATTGTTCCAGCAGGATCAGGAGCAGATCCGGGGGATGCAAAACATCGTGGCTATTGGATCCGGGCAAGAGGGCCGGGCTCAGCAGGGGCTGAACGCTATTGCCGGCCAGTCTGCAATGGACGCGCGCGGGGAGTCTACCAACGCATTCAACAAGCGCTCGGCAAACCTCCAGCTTCTTGGCCAGGTCGCGGGCGCCGGAGTAAGCTATAAACTGAACAAAGGGTTCGAAGACAGTGTGTCAAAAGGCGACGCATCGATACCCTAATGATGCAGGAATACGCAAAAGCAACCGGCAGCTTCGATACGAATTACGGAACCGCTGCCCTGCTTAGCTATCAACTTGGGATGAAATAATCATGTCTCGGAATATGGGCAATATTGGCAATATCGGAAATATCGGCAATATCAGTAACGCACAAGGCGGCTCAAGTGCCACAGCTATCAACCCAGAAGATGCTTTTCGCGGCGACCAGGGAGCCTCGACGCTGCTTGGCAAGCTATACCGCGCCCAGTGGGAGGACTGGAAAAACCGCTTCTCGCCCTACATCGACAAGCTGGCAAACAAAGCATCCGATCCGGGATTCCTCGATGAGCAGTCGACCCAGGCCGCGGCTTCAGTGCGCTCGACCTACGACAACGTGCAGGCCGGAATGGAGACGCAGCGCCAAGGGTATGGCCTGAACCAGACCGCGGCGCAGCAAGGGTCGGAGCAGCGCAAGATGGCGCTCGGAAGGTCTGCCGACTCAAACGCAGCCTACAACAATGCGCGCATATCGGCCCGCGATCTACAGGATCAGGTGCTGGCTGGAGGCATGGGGCTGAACAACATTCCTCAAGCAGGGCAGGGTCAATAATGTCATACGGACTTTTGGGCCTAAAAGGCAAAATGGAAGGCGAGGCGCTTCAAGGCCTGCAGGAGCTTTCCGGCCAGCAGCGAGAAAACAAGCGGCTTGAAGATCAGATGGATCAGGCGGACAAAGCGCGAAGACAACAGACAGGTATGGCGCTTGGCGCTGCAGGCGGCGCCGCTATAGGCATGAAGGTGGGCGCTATTGGCGGGCCGATGGGTATGGCGGTTGGCGCTGCGGTCGGCTTCCTCGCTGGATCTTTGATGTAAGGAGAATGAAATGGCAGGATTAGACACTCGCGGCCTGGCCGACGGCTTCGCGCAAGGCTTCGGTATGATGGAAGCCTATGACCAGCGCAAGATCAACAACAAGCGTGCCGACAATCAAGAGGCCCGGCAGGCCAAGCAGGACGGCCGCATCGATCAGCAGTGGGAACAGCAGCAGGAAGACCGGAGTAAGAACGAGGCCCTAGAAAAGCTGTCTATGTTTTACCAGCAAGAAGCGTCCGGAATGACGCCGGAGTGGACTGCCGACCTTGATTCTGCGGCAGAGCTTCACCCTTATTTGCGGCTTGGATCGGTCTATGATCCGAGCACCGCAAAGTCTGTAGATATAGCAAAGCAGGTTGCCCTGGGCGACATCGATCCAAACTCGCCTGAAGCGCTAGAGGCCTTTAACCAGTTCTACAAGGTAGACATCGACAAGGGTGACGCTAAAGACCTTCAGGAAGGAGAGACGGCACGAAAAAGCATTATTCAGACCTACCCGGGATCAATCGAAGGCACCTTGTCATTTGAGCTTGGCGTTGAGGTACTTGATGCGCAGGGCGCCGTCGTTCGCTCGTACACATCTCCTATGACAACGAATAACAGCGCAGGCGACGATGAAGTAAAACAGGTATCTATCGAGAAGATGGTTAATGGTGCCGCGGGCATGGCATCTCTTCAGCGCGTTATACCTGAAGAAGTGAAGGCGCAGCGTAGAAAGTTCTTGATCGAGATCGGGGTGCTCAAGCCGCCATCCGAGCAGTTCGAGAGTGTTCAAGGCCCTGGCGGAAGCGTTCTTCAGCGCAACACGTTGACTGGCGAGATGAGCCAGGTAGTAGGGCGTGAGTCGTCTTATGGCCGCTCGGCCTTCGCCCCGGGAGCGCTTCAGAAAAAGATGGAGTACCTAAAGTCAGAGTTTCCCGGAGAGTCAAACCAGCAAATATACGAGCGGGCGGTCAACAATAGTGCCGAAGAGGAAGGGCTAACCATAGAGGCCGGGCGCAAGGCATCCTCTATTGAGAGCATGATTCAGCGGGAGGAGGTTCGCCTTAATGATGCTATGGAGGAGGATAGACCTCCGATTGAGGAGGAAATCGCCAGACTTGAAGGCATCCTTAATGAAATAGTTTTCGGCCGTGCGCAGCCTACTCCAGAGCGGCCGCGCCCCGGCATGAACATCCCTGCCGTTCGGAGCGCTGTCGGTGCAGGCATGAGCATGGAGGGCAGAGGCCCGCTGCCAGTCAATCCTGCGCAGCAGCCACAACAAAGGCAACAGCCTGCGCCTCAACAGTCAGCGACTCAGCAGTCAGCGCCGCAGAGTGAAGCGCAGATGACGGATGAGCAGCTTCGGAAGTATTTGGGGTATTAGCCGATAGGCCCGACCGCATCAGCAACCTCTGGTAGCATAGAACGTCTATCAACATCATTGTCGGGAGACACCGATGGCACAAGTGAAGGGACAGGCGAAGCCTTGGGCTGACGTCGCAAGCAGCGAGCAGTTTAAGGCACTGGCAGGCGAAGATCAGGAACGGGCTCGCCAGCTGTACTTCAGCGACGTCGTGCTGCCACGGGTGCCTCCTGGCATGGAGGATCGCGCTCGGACAATGTTCGATAGTGATACGGCGATCAAGCCGGTCGAGATTCAGCCGGTCGAGTCCCAGCAGTCGCCTCAGCAGCAGCCCCCAGCTCAGCCTATGGGCCTTGGCCGGCCAGATACAGGCGTGCGAGTGCCTGGAGATCAGCCGCAGGACATGGGCATACCCATTGCAATGCGTCCTGGTGCAAACACGCCTCAGCAAGCCCCAGAGCCGGTCGTTCAGCGGCCCGGCCTCCAGTACCCCCGACAGCCTGGCAGCACAAACTGGGCAGATGCTTACCTTCCTGAAGGCGTAGATGCCTCGACGCTTGGCCAGAGTGACGCTCAGCAGGTGGTTGCCAGTGCAGCAGAGCGCAAGAATACGCCAACCATGCTCGAATACGAGGATGAGATCACCAGCATGATGGAGGCCGGCAACGGGTTCATCGATCGCGAAACGGCAGAGAAGGTTATTGCCCGCAAGGTGGAGCCGTTCTCGGGGGCAGGAGGAGCCCTTGAGCGCGGCATACTGCAGACCTCCTACATGATTGGGGCTGCCAAGGAGACCGTCACCAGAAACCCAGAAGGAATGCAGGAAAACTTTGACAAGCTAAACGCGCTGGCGAAACACCCGGATGTGGAGCGCTTTACCAGGAGCGCCACTGATAAGGTTCTCGCTCTCGGAGGCAAGGAAGCAACACTTTACGAGACGCTCGGCGCCGTTGGTGAAGCGGTAGAAGAGGAGTTTGTTGGCTACGCCTTGATGGCAATTGAGCAATCGGCCAATACCGGCGTGGTTTATGGTACTGCAGCCGCCATGGCAACAGCGGGCGGAGTCGCTGGGGCGCCGTTTGGACCGCTAGTGGCGGCCGCTGGCACCACAATAGGCGGGATTGCTGGTATTTTTGCCGGCAGCATTATTCTGTCAATAGGGGAGAAAGCGCTAGCCGCAGCTGACCAGGCGAGGCTGGAGGGGCGAAGCCTGACAATCCAGGATGCAGAGATAGCTGAGACTAAAGGCCTAAAGAAAGGGGCGACTATCGGCGGTGTTGAGACCCTTACCATGGCCCTCACAATGGGCCTGACCCGGTCTCTAATGCGGCCAGTGATCGGCGCGGTAGAGATAGCCACGGTTAGAGAGCTGCAAAGGCTTGGCGTCGACACGACCAGCGAGCTTGCGGTCTTTGCCGCAAGGAATCAGCCGGAGATCCTTCGGTCCGTGCTGATAGCGCAGTCAAAGGCTGTCGACGACGTCATGCTCACGGCTCGCCGTGGGTTTGGAGGCGCAGCAGCCATCTCTCTCGAGACTGGCAGCGAGGGCGTGGGCGAGTTTTCCGGCGAATGGATCGCAGAGGGCGCTTTCCCGGGATACCAGGACGCCGTTATGGAATCCGTTTCAAGTTTGTCTCAGTCGCTACTGCAGTCCGGATACTCAGTATCCTCTCAGGATGCGTCGACTATCGTTCGTGATGGCGGCACACTGGACCAGAAGGCGAACGATGTAGCGCAGAAAGCAACCCTTGAAGCCTTGCGGTCCCAGGGCATTGGCACAGATGCTGCCTCGGTCGCCCAGGCCAAGCAGGACCCTGCCGTATTTGCTGGAGTGCAGAAAGCGCAGCAGGAGGCGCTCAAGGCCGCAGGATTTAGGGGCAAGAGAGCGGCATCACTGATCTGGGCCGACACAACAGAACAAGGCCCGACCGTCGCCGACCAATACGAGCAGACTGTCAGCCTGGATGAAGTCAATGCTGCAGCGTCTGCCGGCGAGCCAGCGGGCGCGATGCCTAATACGAGCAATCCTTTCGGCCTGACGCTGCCCGGCGAGGTGAAGGCAACCGGTGATGCTTACGGGGGCAAGGCTTTTGACTTGTCGCGCGAAGGTGGCACAGATTACGGGGTGAGTAATGCTAACGCAGCCCCGGCGCAACCGGCTAAGGCAGACGTGCCCGGCAGGCCCGCATCGGAAACAGGTGTATACCGAGTCGCGCTAACAGATATTAACGTGGATCCCCAGTCCTACCAGTTCCGCACGGCCGTCAATGATGAAGGCTTGGACTCTCGCCTGGAATCCGTTGGCAAGTGGGACGACGTTCGCGCAGGCCTGGTGTTGCTGCATGAGCGCTCCGACGGCAGCCTATATGTCGCTGACGGACACCACCGGGTAGCCATGGCTAAGCGCCTTGGCCAGACCAGCATCAATACCATGATCATCAGCGAGAAGAATGGCGTTACTGTCGCCGGAGCTCGCCGCGAGGCAGCGCTCAACAACATCGCAAACGAGAACGCCACTGCTATCGATATAGCCAAGGTGTTCAGGGATAGCGAGGGGGACGTAAGAACGGTACGCGCGCGCGAGAATCTACCCAAGAACAAGAAAACAGACGACGCGGAAAACCTGGCTGCGCTAAATGACGATGTATTCGGCTCCGTTGTAAACGAGCAGATGGACATCAAAGATGGCGCTGTCATCGGCCGAGTGTTCACTGATTCAGAACAACAGTCTGAGGCGGCGCGGATATTCCGTAACGTCAAGCCAGCAACCGAGTTTCAGCGTGAAGTCCTGGCAAACGAGATCCGCAACGCTGGATTTGCCAAGCAGCAATCAGATCAGGGTGGACTGTTTGGCGACGACAGCAGCTCGGTGGGTCTACTGAAGGATCGGCTGAAGGTGCTGGAGAAGCTGCGCCAGGCCTTAGCCAGCGACCGCTCACTATTCCGGACACTGAACGATAATGCTGGACGGGCTACCGAGGCCGGGAATACGATCAGTAAGTCTCGAAACTCCGAGATTGCCGAGTCTTCTCAGCGCAATATCGACGCGCTTGCACGGGTTTCAACAGATCCCGTGCTGAACGCAATGGCTAATACTGCGGCGCAACGGGTGGCTAATGGCGATCCTATAGCCCAGGTTGTCCGCGACCTCAAAAAAGAGATCATTGAAAATGGAAAAGCCAAGGAAACCGCAGATGCTCCAGCCACTACAGGCAGCAAACCGGCTGCGAAGGGAGGGCAAGAGCTTCGCGGAGATATCCGAGTACCTGCGGACAACGCCGTCGGATCAGATGCTCAAGGACAACCAGGCCGCGCGGAAGAGTTCGACCTAGCCGCGCAGACCGAGGAGTCTCTCGCTGCCGAGCAGGCTGTAATCGATGCCAAGGCAGAAGCTGAGGCCAAAACTGCCCGCAAGCTAGACGAAAAGGAAAAGGCTGACCGTGACTTGGGCAGCTTTGACCTGACCGGATCCTCGCGCAAAGCCGACACCGACGACGTAAGCGGGCAAGATCCGCTATTCAGCCTGAAGGATAATGACGTTGGCGAAAACGGTGACCTCACCAGCGCCGTAGATGACGTGTATGCGATGCTGCTGGACAGTGCCGCCAACAGCTTGCGCAGTGACAGAGTAAAGATCTCGGTCACAGCAAACGCCAGGAGCTTGCCTCAATCCGTGCAGGACGCCATTGCTGGATTCGCTGACAGGGCGGAAGGCTTCTTGCTGGACGGTGTTGCCTATCTGCTGACTGACAACGTCTCAACGCTCTACAGGGGCCTGGCTGTAATGATCCACGAAGTAGTGGGTCACCACGGTGTTTCTGGCTTCTTGGGAGACGGTGCTCGCGCGGCTTATCTAGCCATCTACAAGACAATCCCGGAAAACCTCCGCACTCAACTGGCGACAAGGTATGCAAGCCAGATCGAAGGCATGAGTGCTAAAGACGGCCAGGCCTTGATGGCTGAAGAGTACATTGCCAAGTGGTCTGAGTTTCAGATCAGCCTGACGGGCACTCGCCGGGCAGTCGCGGCCATTCGCTCTGCCATTCGCGGCAAGTTTGGTCCATCCTTTGCAAGCGCCTGGACCCTTAACGATGTCTTGTATCTCATTGACCAGGGCGCCAAGTACAACAATGCCAGTGGCGTGGTTACCGCTGCCCCGGCTGAGTCGGAAAGCAGCACCCGAGTCTTGTTCAGCCTGGAGGATGAGGCCGATCTATTCATTGGCCACAACATCAGCCATGAAGGCCTGCGCCAGGCGATGAACCTGGGCGGTCTTGCTGCGCCTTCGCTGGGCATCAGCCGCACCACGACAGGCGGATTCGAGGGTTATGGCCAGATCACTCTGCTGGCACCCAAGGACATTATTAACTCGCGCGGTGCCCGCACGTTCAACTCTGACGTGTACTCCCCTCGCCAGCCGCGAGCCGTGAACATTGTCGACAAGAAAAAGTACGACGCGCTGATCGAGCGCATCAGTCCGTCGGGCCTTGGCCTGCCGGACATCGAAGAAATATACAGCTACGGCGCCGACGCATTGGCTCGCAGCGAAGCAATCAAGATGGCGTTCCTGGAAGAGCGAGGCATTGCGCCGAAGCCGAACAAAAGGAAGGTTGATCCAGAGGTTCGCCAGGCTGCGAAAATGCCTGAAGCTGTCCGCTCTTACACCCTGCGCGAGACTCCGGCGTTTATTAAGCTGGCCCAGAAATACTATGAGAAGCTGCAGGCTGAGATGGCCGAGTCATTCCCTGACCGCGCTGCCCGCATCGGGTTCCTCGACGAGAACGGCACAGTAAAGCCTGATTATCTCAATGGCCTGGCAATGGATGTCGAGACCTACGCACGGGACGGCGGCATGGACGTAGGCAAGCTGCGCCAGGACATAGCCAAGAAGATCCGTACCAAGGCAGTCAGTGAGGCCTTTGAAGAATACACTCTCGCCATTGCGAGCGACCTGATCGTCGACCAGAAGATCCAGGTCAGCCCGAACCGTCGCATCCCCTATACGATGAACAACGTCGTGGCTCAGATGATTAAAGATCTGCGCGGGGGGGAGGGGTTTAACTACGGCGCGGGCAATATCCGGGCTATGTTCGCCGCTGAGATGAAGAGTGTCGGCGCAGTACAGGGGCGCCGCAACGAGATCGTATCTGCCGCTGATTTTCAAAAGGTAAAGACTGATGCGGAAAACCGGCTACTGGAAACCCTCGAGCAGATGAAGCCGTATTACCGCTTTGACGCGGGCGGATGGGGCTACATGGACGACGCCACTCGGGCAATCGGCGAAGGCCCGAAGGGCTGGGCCGAAGCGTTCAAGATGGACTCCCAGGCCCGGACGATCGTGCGCGACTATATCGATTACGTTAAGAACCTGCCGACCGAATACTTTGAAATCAAGATGCAGCGCAGCATGGACTTCAACGAGTTCGTTGCTGCTGTAGTACCGAACGGCACGCCTGCCGCTCTGATTGACCGCCTGAAGAGCTACGGGATGGACGTCAAGAAGTACAACCCTGAGACGAAAGGTGCGCGCACTGAGGCGATCGGCA